TATACTATAGGGCGAAAAAGGGTGTAAAAGATGCCCTGAATACCCCTCTATAACTGAATCATGAAAAAGGCCCCTGGAAAGGACATAACCCGGGCATCTATTGCCACCGCATGCAAACCCACCACATCCGACACCAAAAAAAACGCCTTTTCCAGCAAGACCATTGACGAGAAGCACACCGAAATGCTCCAGTATTTTGATACCCTGGAACATGAAACCATCCCCCAGCTCAAAGAGGAGATCCAAGAGTGGAAGGCGTCAGCTAAACGTCATGCGACAGCTAAACGTTTGGAAGAGTACCTGGACGCATTGGACAAGATTGAACAGACCAAGAAAACCATCAAGGAACTGCAATCCAAGCGTAAAGAATACCTCTTGCAAAACTCCAAGTATATCTTTCAGTACTTTGAGCAGAAAAAGGACATTTCCGAAGGCGGGGGTACCCAGAATGTCAACCTCCTCAACCAGTTCTTCAAGGTCAAAGGAACAACTCCTGAATCATCCAATGTTCTCAGCAACCGCTATCAAACCTCACGCAACGCCTACCAAAATTACTGGAAAAACGTCAACAATGAGATCATCAACATCCAAGATTTTGTGTTTCCGTCGGATATTTGTGAAAAATGCCACCGTGGTGAACTCATCCCCCAAGACGAAGAAGGCATCTTGATTTGCAATAACACGCAATGCGGCGCCTTCATTACCCATATTGTAGACAACGCCAAGCCGGCCAATAAAGAGCCTCCCAACGAAGTGTCCTACACCGCGTACATTCGCCTCAACCATTTCAAAGAGATTCTCTCGCAGTTCCAGGCCAAGGAAACCACGCAAATACCCGAAGAAGTCATTGAGGCGATCCGGGCCCGCATCAAAAAGGAACGCATCACCGACACCAGTCAACTGACCTACGACAAGATGCGTGATATTCTACGTAAACTGGGTCTGAACAAGTACTTTGAACACATCCAATACATCAATTCATTGTTTGGGATCAAGCCTCCCATCATGAACGAAGAACTTCACGAGACACTGTGCGTCCTCTTCATTGAAATTCAGAAACCCTGGGCACTGCATTGTCCGGCCAACCGCACCAATTTTTTCAATTACACCTATACCCTCTATCAATTATGCGTGCTCTTGGACCAAACCCAGTACCTACCCTATATCATCCTCATGAAGGACGTGGACAAGCAGCGCGAACAGGACCAAATATGGAAAAAGGTCTGCCACGACCTAGACTGGGAATTCATACCAAGCATCTAGAGATCGTAGGGTAAAATTGAAAATCTCATTTTACTCATGCCAATACAGTTACACCCCAAAACCATGCAACAACCCGAGACAGAAGCGACTGCACCACGTACCTCTGTATTTTCCAAAGGCACCGAACCACTCAAAGATTGGCTGTGTCCGATTACCCTCTTACTCATGACCAACCCCGTGGTCGCTGCCGACGGATACACCTACGAAAAGAGTGCGATTGAAGGATGGTTCCAGAAACATTCTACCAGCCCTCTTGACCGTTCCGCGATTACCGTGAAAACCCTCTACAAGAATACCGCCCTCGCCCTGGCCATTCAAGAGTGGAAACGCCACAATCCCGAGGTAGTTAGAAAAGACCAAGAAGAAGACCGTCAACTGGAACTTGCCGCACTGCGTGCTAAACCGAAACCGGTCGCCCAACTCCCACCCACCGTTTCGTACCAGCCACGTCCTTATATTCGCCAGGTTGCCACATTAACAATTCCGGGGTGGCAGGTAGTTCGTAACATACTGAGTCGCGACCATACCCCGCAAACCTCACCTCGCTCTTCCAGAACTGCTTCTACGTCCGTAGTACCCATGTAAGTTTACAATTTCGCCTCTACTTTCGCTCCCCCCCTTTTTTTACCGCCATCTCCTGGCCGTAAATTCGGACCAAGCATATAATATACAAGGACGAGAACACCATGTGGAATAAACTTGAACAGATCCTATACACTCTCATTGCCACGTTCTTTTTTTTCATCACGACACCGGGGATACTCATCACCATTCCCGAAAAGGGCTCGGTAGTTAAATACGCGTTAATTCACGGAGTGGTTTATTTTATCGCGGTATACTTCACCATTCGTGCGACCGACTACACTTTAGGCTATTTGAAATTGCGATAAAATATCCAGGTCATATATACCATGAACGATTGGACCAAGTTTGTTACTCAATATTATCACGACCAAAAGCGTATCAACAAAGACTATCAGTTCAAAGATGCCATGAAAGACGCCAAGAAAGTGTACAAGCGCGGTACCAAGAAGAGCTCGGGGGGAGCGATGCCGCCTTTGGCGCCTGCCGAGGTCGCCTCGGATGGTGCGGCAGCGGCTCCGGCCGACATGCCTGTTCCGGCCGGGGCTACCGTTCTCATGGGGTCCACGGGGAAGACACTGGGTGGGGAGAAAAAGAAGCGGAAGGCATCCAAGGGAGGTAGCCGCAAAACGCGCAAAGCGAAAAAGTAGAAACCTATCTTATATGATGTCTGGACGCAAACCATCTTTGCGCCGAACCACCTTGCGTCACAAGAACCGACGCCACAAAAGTAAACGCAATCGGCGGACACTAAAGCGCCGGGGAGGGGCAGGGCAAATCTCTTACTTGATGTGCAATGCCCCAGTATGTGCCCCCATGTTCACCCGATAAATGCTCATCATAAGCATAATAACATAAACATTACTTGTTATTATGATGAAACTCATGTCTGCCAAAGAAGATTCCATCATCATAGATTATTTTAAATTGACGCAGCAGTACCAGAAACAGTATGGTATGTTTACTGTGGTACTCTTGCAAGTCGGAGCATTTTTTGAAGTATACAGCATTCGCAACCCATTCACCGGTTCCTACGAAATCACCCCCATCCAAGCTTTCGCTGAACATTGTGACCTGAACATTGCCGAAAAGAAAATATTGCTAGGTCAATGCACCGAGGCGACTTGCACACAGCCATTCCCAATTCTAGACAACAGTCCGGCTGCGGCCAAAGCACTCAGTCAATGGGTCAAAAGCATGCCGCCATGCCCCGTGGTCATGGCAGGGGTGCGTGACCATCAGTTGGACCGGTACATACAAAAAATGGTAGAAGCGGGGTTTACCGTCGTCATTTACACCCAAGAAAAAAACGGAAAGGACGTGGTGCGAGGGCTGGACACGGTGTACTCACCCGGCACATTTTTATCCCAAGAGGTGGATACTCGCGACCGCATTTCCAATCATATCACTTGCATATGGCTCTCCAAGATGGGGGTCAACACCGCATTGCGCAAACATGCGAGTGACATGGCCACCCGGGATGTCTTGATATGTGGCATGGCTTCTATGAATGTATTTACCGGCGAATCCCATTTATTTGAGTACCAAACCCCGTTGTTAATGAACCCCACTACAGTAGATGAGCTGGACCGACATGTATCCACGGTGAACCCGAGTGAAGTAGTAGTAGTATCGGAATGGCCACACGATATGACACGGACGTTGATCAAATACTTGTCTTTGTCGGGTAAGGTGGCGATGCATTACGTAGAGATGAATCAGGACACGGCGGCGACAAATTGCACCAAGCAGACCTATTTGAGTCAACAATTGGGGGCATTGTTTGCAGAGGACACCTTCATGACTTGTGCCGAGTTCCAGACCCATATTGTGGCGACCCAGGCTTGGGCCTATTTACTGCATTTTGTAGAAAATCATAATACAGACTTGGTGCGCAAATTGCAGTTTCCCACCTTTACTAATGCGTCGCAGCGCTTGGTCTTGGCAAATCATACGCTTCAACAGTTAAATATGGTGGCCGACGGAAATCATAGTGACAGACGGGCACGTCTTGGGTCAGTGACTGCACTATTGAATCAATGTCAGACCCCGATGGGTCGCCGCCGACTGGAATACCAACTATTGCACCCAGGCTTTGACGAAACACGGTTGACCCGTGATTATCACGCCATTGACCGTGTCTTGACAACATTGACCCCTGCAATGGTGACAAACATACGTCGTCAGATGCGAGACATGCGCGACCTAGAGAAAATCGCCAGACAAATGGTGTCGCGACGTCTGTCACCAGTGGGTATATCTCACTTGTACCGAACTTTGATGATCTGGAAAACGCTTTATACCGAATGCATTGAACCCGACCCTGATTTCTGCAGCTATGTATCGGAATTCGGAACACATGGACCTATCATGGGAAAACTTGATGATTGCATGAATGAATTAATGTCCATGTTTGATCTGGAAGCATGTGGTTCAAATGGTTCTCTGTTTTTGCGGGCGGAACAATTCAGCGATGTAGCATCCTGTCTGGCACGTCAAAGTCATGCATCAGGTCAATTGGAAATCATTCAACGGCAACTGAATGAGGCGATTTCCCAAGCAGGAGGTGGTGCTTCCGAAGGAGTGCGTTTACATAAAACGGACAAAGGCGGCATATCGTTGCAAGTCACTAAAAAACGCGGAGTATTGCTGAAAGAACTGATATCGCGCAACAGTGGTAAAGTGGCACTGAATTTAGGGAGTGGTGAATATCCGTGCGTACCGTGGGGTATTATTCAAGTGAACAAAGCTTCGGCAAGCTATGACGAAATTGTGTTTCCGCAGCTGAAACAAATCTCTCATGACCTGTTTCAGATTGAAGACGACCTGCATCGGTTGGTTACCACCATTTACCAGTCTGTCATGCAAATATTGACGGACAAATGGTATTCAGTGTTGGAAACGGTGGCCAAGGAAATGGCTATATGGGATGTCTTGGTCACCAAAGCTCACGTCGCGCGTGAACATCGCTATTGTAAACCGGAGCTGGTGCCGAGTTCGGAGGATCCTATACCTTCGTTTGTGGAGGCCAGGGGATTACGTCACGCATTGATTGAACAGTTGCAAACCAGCGAGATTTATGTCACCAACGACGTATTCATGGGAGGAGCCGCGGCACCCTCCGGTATACTCTTGTACGGGACGAATGCGGTAGGCAAGACGAGTTTGATTCGCGCCCTAGGTATTGCGGTCATTTTGGCCCAAGCGGGATGTTACGTGCCTTGCACACATTTTCGTTTTCATCCGTACCGGGCCATCTATTCGCGTATTTTAGGTAATGACAATTTATTCAAGGGACTTTCCACGTTTGCGGTGGAAATGTCGGAACTACGGATGATTTTGAAAATGGCCGACCAACACACCTTGGTCTTGGGGGACGAATTGTGCTCAGGTACCGAAATAGATTCAGCATTGTCCATCTTTATGGCGGGTCTGATGCACCTGCATGAACGTCGCGCATCCTTCATATTTGCTACCCATTTTCATGAAATATTAAAATTCCAAGAAATGCAAGACATCACAACAGAAATAGCGGTGAAACATATGAGCGTGTTCTACGATGTCCAAAACGATTGTCTGGTATACGACCGTATATTGAAAGATGGACCCGGCAATGGTACCTACGGTATTGAAGTCGCCAAATCCATGCATATGGATCCCGTTTTCTTGGAGAGGGCCTACGCCATACGACACCGGTATTTTTCCCCTGCACAAACCGACGTATTGGAACATAAACCGTCACATTACAATACCAAAAAACTGCTGGGCATATGTGAAATCTGTCGGAAAACCGCGGGAGAAGAAATGCATCATTTACAATATCAGCGCGATGCCGACGATGACGGGTACATTGGACATTTTCACAAAAACCATCCGGCGAACCTCATGTCCTTATGTAAAACATGCCATGACCAATTGCATCACACCAGAGACGGAAAGAAAGGTATACCAGATACGACGAAATCTACCAACCCGAAACCTGCCAAAATGGTGCGCAAAAAAACCACCAAGGGCTATCAGATAACTGAAGACAAGTAACCGCCTATCTAATACAAGTAATCCATTGGGTAATACACAATCATGGACGAGCTATCAATAATGGTATTGAGACCCTGGGACTGCACCGAAAACGTGTTGGGCGCCCGACCAGATATTTGCGGGGTCTCAAAGGTATAGTACATCACCATACCAGTATTATCTATGGTATTGAAATTATTCACTAAAGCATTGACCGTGCCGGGTATAATAAAATTTTTACCAATTGAACCGCCGGATAAGGGTTGAATGACGTAGGCATAAGATATGTTGGTAGTAACGGTCGCGTCGGTATACGTCATTCCCAATAAAAATGGCGACACCTGAAACGTTGTGACCAAACTATTGGTTTTATCATAACGTATCACGTTGATGCTGGTAAATACCCCGGTAATATTTTTGATTTCTATAGAACTCTGTGTAGTTAACCCATACGATGCCGTGAGTATGATGGGATTGACCTGAGTACGCAATGAAAAGGGCGCAAATGTCCCAAATGTGTTGAAAAATGGCATGGCTAATATAAGCCCATATTATCGTGGTGATATAGTTGCGTTGAAGAGACGTAGCAGAAAAATTGATTTAGACCGTATTTTATGATCCTATAGTATCCTTGGACTGGAACCATTTTATCACGATGAGTATGATTCCGGTCAAATGTTTCACATGCGGTAACGTTATTGCCAACAAATACCAGTACTACATCCGGGAGGTAGAGAAGACCAAGCGTGACCAGGCGAGTGGTCTGTCGGATCAGGACTATTCTGATCTCTTTCGCATTGTGTATCTAACTAAAGACAATGCCAAAAAAACCCCCGAGGCCTTGGTATTAGACAAGATCGGCATAAAAAACGTCTGTTGTCGCCGTCATATGTTGACCCATGTGGAGATAGAATAATCGCCTTATATTGCATATAAGGTTGGGTAGTTTATCTGCGTTTACCATGCTGCCTATGAAAAAACATGTTAAGAGAACATCAGGAGGCTCATGTGGGTGCGCGTTGAAAACCAAACTATGGGGGGGTAGCCTTCGCAAACGAGACAAGCGCCAAACTCGTCGCCGCCATCGTTCATTAAGGATTCAAATTGCCGGCAACGCACATACGACAATACCCTTGAACTCTTTTTTACACGACCCTCGGGCAATGACGACGTCGGAACGGTTGTCGGTACCGGTGGCATCTCGCGGTGGAAAAACTCAGAAGCGTAAGTACAAAAGTAATTACAAACGCCGCGGCGGTGGATTTGTGGACTATTTATGGGATCCTCTTTTAGGCAAACCGGACGCTTTAACGGGATTTGGTTCGTCAGCGGGAGTGCCTGATTCACTTAAATTACTCAATGGCTCATCAACGACGGGAGCTGATGGGCCGTTGGGAGTGTCACCCAAAGTGTAACCAACCAAATATTGGGGGAATATATAGACATTACGATGAAGATGAGTAAATTGACCCTGGGTGGATACACTCTGTGTGCACCCACCTATGTGTATTTGGTGTTATCACTGGTGTCGTTTATCATGATAATCGCGTCCAACATAGATGTGTCCATGGTACTGCTCTTCATTGTCAAGGTGCTCATCTGGGTGTTCTTGTTGAACCTCATGTGTGCCAACGGATTGGTGGGTCTGGCGTGGTTCTTTGTGCTCTTGCCGTTTATTCTCGTGTTTATCGGAATCATCTACTCCACGGCAGTGTATGACAATGACCAGGCGCGAAACCGTCGTATGAAGAGAGAGAAGGAAGAGGACCAAACGGCTTAAACAAATTTGTATGATACAGTACACAAAAACACTGTACCATGCCCTTATTCAATGCCAAGGTGCTGAATACTCAGAACGATTTGCTGATGCAAAACTTGACCGAATTTTACAAAAACCCGGACCACATGCAACAATTCCTGTCCGTCGTACAAACCGACCCCCGAGGCAGTGAACATGCCACCCCTGTCTCTTTGCGCATCATTGATTGGTTCGTCACCAACTACGCCAAAAAATACTATACGGTGTATGAAATCGTTCCAGAGGTGGACCCGGAACGCGACACCATGCAATTCGTCAGCCCGGAACTCCGTGATCCGATTCGCTTCAAAGTATACAACGACTATAAATTGAAACTCAAAGCCTATTCTAAACGGCGTTTTGATCCGTTTTGTCGCTGGGAACGTATTCAAATTCCGTATAATGAGTGTGAGAACGAGACTGAAGCGCAAAATATTGAAACCACCATTGGTCAGCTTAATTTTTTCAAATGGGCCATTGAAAACCATATCTTGGAATATATCCAACGTCACTACCATGTCATTGAACACGACATGAATACCCGAAACACGACTTCTAAACGGCGTAACGGTACGGAGACATCCACCGACTCTACCGACAGTTCTTTGTCCATGTCTTCACATACCGTGGATGACACGATATCACCGTCTCATGGTCATGCAGTTACAGAAAAACGCCACGTAAGTGACAATAGCCCGGTAGAATGTACTAAAACACGTAAAAAACGCGAAGAATTATCTATTTCTGCCTGTAAATGTATAAGAAAAGAGACGGTCAAAATATTAGTAAAGTTTTCATAAGATGGCTTTGTTACGCGATGTCAAACAAACCACACTGATATTCTCAAGATGGACCGTCCAAATTGTGAATAGCATGATGTTTCATTTCTTGGTGGGCCTGTTCTTTATCATCAGTATTGCATGTTTAGCGTATTTAAAGCCGACCGAACTATTTTCCAACCATACCAAAAAAGACCGAGAACATGCATTTGGAGAAGATGGTGAAATACTGGGTTTGGACCTAGTGGACCATGAAGATACGTTTGATTATGAGCCTGTGGAACTGGAGACCCAAATACCTGGAGCGGAAATTGGCTTATAATCCCTAGGTAAAATATATGAGTGATGGTAAGTAAAAAAAAGTCGCCGAGCCCTTTAATTTGGCTGTACCATTTGTATCTTCAATACATTCATCATCATGTCCAGTTTCTAAATTCGTCCAAGATATTTGCGGGACTGGTAGTCATCACGTTGAATATTTCCAGTAAATTTGTTTCCATCAAACTGAGTAAATCCATGGAGAGCTACTTGAAACATACGTTTAGCCGTGATATCTTGATTTTTTGCATCGTTTGGATGGGTAGCCGCGACATATACATCGCTCTGGCAGTGACGGTAGTCTTCATGGTCTGCATGGACTACTTGTTCAATGAAAACTCCGTGCTATGCATTTTGCCCGAGAGTTTCACCAACCATCACATTGACCTCTTGGAAAATCAACTTCCATCCCCAGAAGAAATACAACATGCGAAACAGGTGTTGCAACGGGCCGGGACGGAAACAAGAAAAAAAGGGGAATTGGATGAAACCAATGACTCCTCAACCAACCTAGGATCGGTGGCAGCAGACTCTGCTGCGGCCTCTCTCATCATGAAGTGGTAATTTTAACGCTTTTTTGTGACTGTCTTGGTCTTGAAAACCGGCTTACCTTGCTTGAACACTCCCACCTCCTCGCCTAAATCTCCGTCGTCAGTCACCGCGTAAATGGTACCATTCTGTTCATCATTGGTGCAATATGCAACACCGTTGATGGTGACCTCTACATATTCCTCTTCCACCTCCACCTCTTCCGTCTCCTCTTCCTCCTCCACCTCTTCCGTCTCCTCTTCCTCCTCAACCTCTTCCTCCTCCACCTCTTCCGTCTCCTCTTCCTCCTCCACCTCTTCCGTCTCCTCCACCTCTTCCGTCTCCTCTTCCTGGCGGCTCAAACCTTTTTGCAATTCCGCCATCTCATCCACCTCCTCAACCTCTTCCGTCTCATCCACCTCATCTTCTTCCTCGTCCACCTCTTCTTCCTCTTCCACCTTTTCCGTCTCTTTTTCTTGCTTAATCAAAACATTCGTAACCGGTGACGGGTCGCCCAAAGGCTCATGTCCGGAAGGCTCATCCGTAGTAAGATCATATACCTTCGTTTGACCATGACCCGATGCGGCCGCCACGGATTCCACTTTCACCACCACTACCTCGTCGTCCGGGTCTTCCAATTTGCGTGATTTCAATAAGCGCTGCAACAACTTGATTTGTTGTTTCAGTTCGCGATTTTTACGCTTGAGATTTTGCACTACCGGAAGATTCATAATGCCACGGTAATTATCCTTGTACTCGTCGTGTTTCTCCAAAGCCACATGAATATTACGAATGCACACCGTCACCTCTTCCTTCATCATCGTCTTCTTGGCGTTCATTCTAGACATGACTGTGTTCCCAATTAAGGTGTCTTGTTGCCATCTTTTTATGTAGATGACAACAAAATCAATTTTTGTCGTTCAAGGTACGATTCTAGAGGCCTCTCAATTGCGTCTTGGTGCTGTTGTTGAATATCTCGGTACCAATTTTATCGGCATACGGCGCCGGGGCAGTGACATACGTCGGAGCATCAAATAGGGACGGAAAGGGTTGGGGGTAAGGGTTGGATACGGTAGGCACCGTTACCTTGTATAAATCCGACGTAGACGACGGAACATACGAGGCTTGGTCTGCTCCATGCTGTAATGCGAAAAACTGGTTACGCAGCCGTGATTCGTCTTCCACTTTGAACCCACTCGGTGGTCCCATCGCCGCGGCCGGGGAAAAATAAGATTGGGTGTCATAGATCAAATACTTGCCCTTGTATTCGGGGCGTTTATCCGCCAAAGGATACAGGACGTCACGGGTCGGTACACTGCGCAAATCCATGTTGGGGCGCAAAGGTACATCCGCTAAATTGCGGGCGTAAATATGACGATTAATAGCATCTAATCCCTCATTCTGACCATAAAAGATGCCCGAAGGAACCGAACCCAGCTGGGAGCTCGTACTCTGCAGTAAATGTAAATCCGTGGGAGTGCTCATATACATTCTGTGGAGGGTTTTTGTCACACGTACAAACTCTGGGTCGTACACACATGTTTCAGTATCAGTTCGTCCACCTGTTGAAGCTTATGTGCCAACCCAATTTTACCCTCAAATTCACACACCGACATCCACTCCTTGGCAATGGCCGATATTTTCAACATGGCCTTGATAAAATCTCCCAACGACAGCTGCTTTTCCTGAAGGATGACTTCCTGAATAAACTGTTTACACGCCGACTCCTCGGTACATTGGGTCCATGCCACTATTTCGTCTAAAAGATCACATACCACGGTATGTTGATAATCAATCCCCGTATTCAGACCACGATGACTTTCTTCGTCGTCATAAAACCGCAGGTATCGTTGGAGGTCCTGGTAACAGCGTTGCAAAAGGGGGTCCTCCGTGGTAGGCACACGTTTGACGAGGTCGGCCGGTACCCGGACATCGGTAAAGCACGACAAGTACGCCACCAATTGCACAGGGGTGAATGCTTCAAAAAAAGCGTGATCAAATACCATGTGTGTAAACACCAAGGGATGGATTTCGGCCATCTGAGATGCAAAATGGCCACGCTCTGTAAAATTAAATGTGGGCTCTTCGTGGTCGTGCTCAGGAAGGTCGCAAAATTGACACGTCAAGAATCCCTGGGCCACCAAAATATCCAGGATGCCGCGAAACTGAACCGTGACGTTTTCTTCTAAATTGCGCAATTGGTCCTGGAGACGGGCAATTTCAGTTCGTTGGTTCTGCACCCCCTGATAAGCTTTCGCGTCAGCCTCACACGACGGGTACATATCCTTCCATGTTTGTAGTTGCCGTTCTGCTTCCTTCCGACGTTTATTCACCAAGGATGGTAACAACCGTTTGGCCTCTAAATATTGAATGAGCACATCGGACGGAGTACGCAAATGGGACACAGACGCTTCTTTACGTTTTAGTTCAGCGTTCAGACCGTCCAACATACGATGCAGGGTTTCTTCGCCTTGCAACAGGTCCCGTTTGAACAAGCTCTTATCCACAAACGCCCGGAAATCAGAGAGCCGTCGGTCACCATTTTTAATCAAATTGAGTACCGTGGCATAAGTAATATGAAATTTAGACTCCATGGGTTGAGGTTTACCACATAGTATGCTCTTATACTCGGTCATTGAGGGTAAAGAAAACAGATTGTTACAATGAACGACATGCCCCACCGTGTCTATATTACGCCGTCCGGCGCGTCCGGCCATCTGAGTATACGCATGTGGCGCCAAATAATGTTCCAATTTACCGTCAAATTTCTGCACGGCCGTAAATACCACCGTTTTAATCTCACAGTTGAGGCCAATGGAAAAACTGTCCGTAGCAAACAGCATCTTGATATGACGCTGGGAGATCATAAACTCCACAATCTCTCGTAAAATGGGAATCATACCCGAATGATGGATACCAATACCCTTTTCTAAAAGCTGAATCAACTGCACATACTCCGGCAACTGCATATATTCTTGGTAATTCGGCAACTTGCGCCGCAACAGCTGTTCGGCCTCGCGTTGAATGGTGTAAGGGACCTTGGAATCAAATTCCAACAAATTGGTGGTCATTTCCCGAGCAAACAACTCCACGTTTTTACGCGAAAAGGTGAATACTAACGCCGGCAACATCTCTTTTTCTACCAAAAAACGTCCCAGGGTGTTGAGCACATGGGAACGCTTGAGATACACCTGATTGTTTTCTAACAGGGTCTGTACCTGCCGAATCCGATGGTACCCCGCCTCTTGAAAATCCCCCCGCTCGGTTTTCAAAGGGATCAAATCATTCGTATTGGACCGAATCATCGCCTGAGTCTCCTTGTCCCGGACCTTCTTGAATACCGACTCTATGGTCGTCATGAAACCGTAATGGGTCAACGGTACGATGCGTTTCATGGTGGACGACCACACCACTTCTTTGTAAGGTGCACCACCGCGCTCGCAAAATTGAGCGAATTTTTCCGGTTGATCCAGGGTCGCCGACAAAAGCACCATCTGAACATGAGGCGGCAACATCAAAATCGTATTCTCCCAGACATGACCACGGTCCTCGTCCAGAATGAAATGACACTCGTCCATCACCACACACGCCAATTCCGTCTGAATATCCATCTGGAACTGCAGCTGTTTGGGAGGTCGGTCACTGGAGGCGTCGTCCGACCGCAGCGAGAACAGATAGTTCATGAGAATCTCCGCCGTGGCAAAAATGACATCGGCAGTCGGGTTGAACTTGACATCGCCCGTGAAAATACCGAACCGAATGTCTGGGTATTTCTGGGAAAAATCGTAAAATTTTTGGTTGGACAAGCTTTTAATGGGGCACGTATAGATGACCTTTTTGCCTTGTTGCACGAAATGCTGGATGGCAAAATCCGCCGAGACCGTCTTCCCATTGCCCGTTGCAGCCGACACCAAGGTATGATGACCATCTACAATCGCCTGAACCGAATATTTCTGAAAATCGGACAACGGGTACGGGAACCGTTGAAAATGTTCTTGGTACGTCGCTTCACGTTCAACTGGGTAAGGGGAATCACAAATAACCACCATAGTATGCATCATAATATGGTGCGTTGTATTTATGTCGGTTTACGGAAACGAGAAAATTGATTGAGGTTGGATTTCGTAGAATGTTCCTATACCATGAATTGAATACCATGAATGTATATGACAGCATCATGATGGAAGAACGGGACTCCGACGACAGTTCCGAGGATACAGATTCGTCCACCGAATTGATGTATATGGGTGAAGACGACGAAGACCTGGACGACGACATGATAGAAGACCGCATCTTCCATGCGGAGCGTCGGTTCATGGACCAACGCCATATTAACGGACACTACTATTTGGGAAATGTCTGCCTACCGCCTGTAACGCCAAAGCGTTGGTTGATGGATACTGCCCTCTCCCCAAGCGCGTTTTTCCGGTTTGCCTACCGCGATATCTTGAGTTACCTGGGACTCTATTCTATCCATTACCGTCGGAATATCACCCACGTAGAAGTAATGCAGTTGAACATTCGCGGTCCATATTACGAAGTCGTCTTGAAAACTCACTGGCTTCGTCTTGTCCAGCGGCACTGGAAACGTGTTTATCAGGAACGTAAACGGGTCATTCATACACGCAAAACGGTAGCCAACTACCGTCACCGAGAACTACGGGGGCGTCATCTTCCAGGCGCCAATTATTTACCCGGTTTACGCGGCATGATGCAGTGTTACGTGGGCGATGACCGCGGAAAATCAACGAAAGGTCAATAAGTAGGTGAACTGGTTGACATCAGCCAAAATCTCGTCACGAATATTGAGGAGGTCCGAGTCTCGGACGGGATCCCATACCTTGTTCATATCGCTGAGCCAAGATTTGAACTCGTCCATTTTTTTTCGCAAGTCCGTGGACCCGGTCAATGCGGGGGCGCTCGGGACCACCGCCTCGGGGATCCGCCCACCTGCTTTACCCAACATGACTTCCACGAACTTGTCCACGTGTTCGTTGAGATGTGCGTAAAGTTCGTCCGTGGCCTTGTGTTCAGGGTACAAATGCGTGTTCCAGTGGTACAGTTTCACCAGATTCAGTATATGTAAAAAGGTTTCAGCAATGTGATGTTGAACCCGCGGCCGCGACGCGGGGGGAAGGCGGCGAGATGTTTTACGAGGACGTACCAGACCACGTTTTGTTTTGTTCATGACGGTTCCTATATATTGGGATGCGGTAAAATTGAACCCGACGATGGACCAAGACCATGGTGATCCTATACATACATTGGATGCATCATGGCCTGCTTAACGCGTTATCTGTACGAATGGTCCCATGTCAACCGGTCGTTGATATGGGCGCTCTTGGACCGTCGGCGGGACGAGGCCCTGTTTTGGACCTACGAAGAGTACTTTAGCGGTTTCCAGGAGGAAACATGGGCGTTTCTGGAGGAAATCTACCGGGTATTTTACGCTGACGCGTCGCCCGAACTGTCCGAACCGCTGGAGATGCTGTATCTGGAACATCAGACGACGCCTAGTGACGACACGTTGGTCGGGACCTTTGTAGTGCACCTGTTGCGCGCCAGGTACAGTTTAGGGGAGGGAGGGGAGGGGTCGGCAAAAAATATCCGTATGATTATTCCGGAAGGTCGGTCGTGGGTGGACGAGGAGGAAGTGGATATTTACCGGACGACGGAACCGTCTCTTCCTCCCCGTAAATGGTTGACCCATATGTGTCGGTATTCCGTGCGCACAGTGATGCCCTGGTTGCCCGGGACGGTCCCCGTGGACAAATCGTCGCCATTGACATCACCTTCTCCTCTGAATTATCCCCTATACCGTCATTGGTTGTACCATGCATCAGGTTCTCCGGTATGGGCACAACGCATTTCGGAATACGGCGGCACCGTGGACGACGACGCCGAAACCGTGGTATTTGACGACGACGACGATTTAGAAGACTTTTACACGGCCTACGACTTGGACCCGGACGAACAACCTCTCTCTGTCCAGCAACGATTCATGCCGCCCATAGTATGCACGCCCATGTCTTGGGAAGACTTTGAAAGCACCTACGGTTCAGTCACGGTAGCGGGGGTGGGTTCGGGTTCTGGAATCACCACAGAAGGCGGCGATTCAGGGGTCACCGAGGAGAGAGATTGATGAGAGTCCGAACCCTCTTTAGATTCAGTGGTTGCAGTTGTGACAGCAGACGTTTGAGCGTCTGCTGCCATTTTTTTCTTGGACGGAGCGGTCGTCGGGAACCAGATTTGGTGGATACGTTGCTGTTGCAACCATGTCCGACCCATTTCGCCTAAAAATGCCAAGCAGTTGGACCATGTGCGGTAATCGTATTCTACCAAGACGGTACGAGGCGATTGATAATATACACTGTAACCCCAGTAGGCGGGTATGTAGACCACATGACCGACGTCCACGTCAAATTCCACGAATTCCACCTTGGCATGGTCGCGCCGGTGATGCTCTCTCGGATCCCACACATTCATATTAGAACGGTACTCACCCACGTCATAGTCACGTACTTCATGCAAATACCGGGCGTTTTTTTTCCAGGGCGCCATCTTCACCGTGATTTTGCCCGTGGAAACGACCAAGAACTTGCGGGTATGTAAATGATATCGGAACGGGGTATACGCGTCTTGGGCACCCATGGCCAAATCTAGACGAGAATACACGGTGAGTGGTGGGCGCAAATAGACGTCCAATTCCCGCAATTTTTCCCGGAACTCGGGCGCCGCTGCTAATAGGGAAGCATTGCGTTCCGAATAATGGGGATGAGATGGGCGGTCGTTCGCGGTCGCGTTTGCGCCTAAAATTTCCCAGGCGACCGCGTAAGGAACGGACACCCCGTACTTGACCGAAGTAGGATCAAATATTTCCAACGTCATAGGGTCCGACCCCACTTCCGCCACCACATCGTCTAAATCTGGCGGCAAGGGGAGGCTGCCCGCAGCCGCAAATACGACCGGTTGCAGTAATTGACAGGATTCTTGTAAATTCGCATTGTCTATATAGTCCATCTCAAACACGTCTTGTTCTTCGCTGCACTTGTACTGTTGAACCAAATGTATGTAGACAAACACAACCAAGAAAAAAAGGAGCCATTCCACCATCGGTATTCCGTGCTGCTGTATATGTCAAACCCGAGATTCCCTGGGGTCCACGGCGACGCATTTAGGAGTCATTGTCGCCAATCTTGGGTGCTAAATAGTAACGGATCATGCCATCGTCTTCCAATGGATAATCCAAACGCAGCGGAAATTCGCCGTGCAGTTTGATATACACGTTCTTGGCGATTTTGCTGTAGGAGCTCACATACGTCAAATGGGTAAGGGCAAACGATAACGACAAGTCACACGCTTCGTCAATGGCAAATTCGTCCAGGTCGTCCATTTTGATATTGACCGACATGCGTTCTTGGGTCTCCCGGGTCATGGCCGTCCAGGAATTGGTGGTTTCGTTGCAACGAATGTCCAAGCTTTCGCCGAAATTACGCAATTGTTGAATCATGCCGGAGAATACTACCGACGGCATGATCATGTCCACTTGATAATCCATATCTGGAATGTCCAACGTATCCTCTTCAATGTCCATCAGCGGCGCCGTAAATTGTTGTTCAAATGACCCGTTAGCCGCCTGGTTCGTCGTCATGACGATGGTCAGTGCGTCCGCGTCCGCGGAAGCATCGGCGTCGTACTGAATACGGATGGTATGGTCTTTTTTGGCAGCAGAGAGTATCTTATACAACATGTGGGCATGGACACCCACGGTGACTGGATTGGCACATGTATACGCATTGAACCATGTACTGGGTAGCGTGACTTCCAAAATAGAAATGCGTGCACTGTCCATGGTCTGAATGAACATGCGCTCCGCAGTGAACTGAATGTTGATGTTCTGGGTAATTTGTTTGATGCTATGAAACAGCGTCGTAAACGCCTCAATCTTGGCCGGAGCGGTCAAATGCAAGTCCATGGTGGCGGGCAACCGGGTATATGTTGTGTTGGGGTATATCCGAGGTACAAGAGCATACTGAAACCGAATCAATTTTCTGATTTGACATGGGCATGCAATGTCTGGATTTTCGTGGCCGACTCTTCCTTGGAATAATGCACCATCTTCTCTTTGATACTGTCGTTCGTGAATCGTATCATGAAAGCCGAAATGAGATGAATCATATGCGGCGTGTTGTAAATATACATTTTATGCATTCGCTCCAGATAACGAATATCGGTCTTGGAACATTCCGCACAAAACATCTTAATCGCATCCGTATAACGTTCCGCCGCCGACATGGAAAACGATAACAAGTTGACATGCAAATTGAACCCCCCGTAATGTTCAATCGTCTCGTGAATCACGCGAATCAATTCCCGAACAATAGGCGCGTAATTGGTCTGTGTGACATAAGACTTGATAATCGGATAGTCCACATAAATATCGTCTGTGCCGGGGATCACATACACACTATTGGAAAAGAGCCGTGCTAACGGGACCTGTTCAGTGACAAAATGGGCGCATTCCATTTTTTGACCCTTGCGGAAAAAAATCGCCTGTGGATGCGACGCATAGAATTCCGACTGTATTTTGCTGATATCTTCGGTCAAGGTTCCTCGTGGTGTCCGAGACGACAGCGACCCTGTACTATTCTTCATGATGCCCCACGGTTGGATCTTTAGGAATATGTGGTTTCTTCTCTTTACGTGGGTATTTTTACACTATATGCATCCCGAAATCGGGACGAAAATGCGCGACCAATGCCTTTCGGACGGTTTCCTCGCTGCAAGCCATCAATTCGGCAACCTCACGGTTACTACGTATCATATTGAAGTCATAGTCGTATTTATAGACCGCACTGCGGCGTGTGAATGCATCGCATGTTTCGTAGATATGCTCCCACAATTCCTCGGGTCTACTGGGTGAGACGGGCCGTACTTGATCCCATACAAACGTTTCATGACTGGCCCGCGCATGACGGGACTGCTTTCGTCGTAGCGCCTTTTTACTTACATTGGTAATCGGTGACATCTCGGTCGCTCCATAGTACAATTGTCCCCGTAAATGATGAACCGCGTAGAGATGGAACACGGCGGTTTCTTTGGTAGGACGATAACTCCGTACCGCATTTAGCAAACCTTTACGTGCATAAATGTCCATTTCTACCGACGGAATATGTCGGCAAATATAGCGATGATTGTCAC